CACACGGACTAACTGGTTTCCGTTGTCGTACATTCGGTGACTTTGTTGATGCTGCTAATAACATTGACCAGATATCTCCTGCAGTGTGTCGCACTTTTGGTGAGCAGTTTGCACTGGAGAATGTCGCTCCTAAGTATGAAAAGTATTTCCAGGATGTTCTCAATGTATATACTGGAAAGGGATGGTATGAGTTAAATGAATGATCTAATACAAGTAATGGATTGTATCACTTTAGGTGAAATTGATATAATCAAAGATTATATTCAAGATGAATGGTGGGAACCCACTACTATCTTTGGGATGTCTGGTTGTGAAGTTAATAAAGATATCAGATCTAATGATAGAATAACCCTTCATGATACTAGTATTGCTGCTGAGATTATGCACGCTGGTATGAATAATGCACTTCTAAAATATAGAGATCAACTTTATAATGTTGATCCATACTTCACTCACTATCCAGTTCCAGGATCATATAGAACTAATTGCCATAGGGAAAGTATTCAACTCCTTAGATATAAAGAAGGACAACACTACAACTGGCATCACGATACGGCATCAGACCGTAAAGTAAATGAGTATCACAGAACAATCTCTATTGTGTTATACTTATCTGATGACTTTGAGGGTGGAAGAACAGTATTCCCCCACAGAGCATACAAACCAAAAGCAGGACAGGCACTAATATTTCCCTCTAACTGGTGTTTCCCTCATAGGAGTGAACCCGTCACGAAGGGTGAGAAGTTAGCATCTGTTACCTGGTATTATTCACATTATAACTATGACTGAGAACAAAACTCACAGTTTTTTCAATTTACCATCTAATAATGATGGTAAACACTTGTGGACATTTGAAACGTGGTATGATAGATACATCTATGACTACGAGGATCCATTATTTCGTCGGGGGGTAAATTATGAACAGTATGAAATGGAAACTTCTAAAGATAGATTAGTTCAAATAGGTTCACTATTTGATAAATTTATGTCCTCTCCTAACAGTTTGTATTTCTGTGAGAAAAGACAAGAACGGTATGCAATTGGATCAAGAAGCAGAATATATAAAAACTTTGAGGAATTGATAGAGGGGATACCTCGTTATAGAGAAAAGTATGAAAAACTATTCTTGTACGATGTCTCGATTATTTCTGAAACTAATGAGTACAAAATTAAATTTGCTGGTTTCCCCACTCCATGGGATCTTAGAAATGGTGGACACTAATTATGACTGAGAACAAAACTACACCTGAAACAGTAGAAGAAGCAACTCACGCTGCCTTCACTGGGAAGATGAACATGATCAAGTGTGCAGAACACTGTGGTATGACATATAAACAGTTCAAACTTACTTTCCGTGAGTATCTAAAATACCACCCAATGGACGAAAATTATCTTATCTAAATATATGTAAGCAAGTATATGATGGTACGGAAAATTGCCCCTTAATAAGTTAGAGAATTTCATTAAGAATACGGATGGACGTACTCTGTATGTTAATCCAAACGACCTTAATGCTACTGATAGTATTACAAACCAAGGCACTTCCCTTACAGAACCCTTCCGAACTATTCAGAGGGCGTTAATTGAGAGTGCGCGTTTCTCATATGTACGTGGTGATGATAATGATCTAATCGAGAGAACCACCATCATGGTGTATCCCGGTGATCACCCTATTGATAACCGACCCGGTTTTGGTATTAAGAAAGTAGGCAATAGTCCAGTAGCAGTAACTCCTTCAGGTGAGTTGGTTGATCCGTTCCAAGCATTCAACCTCACTGATGATAGTAACTTTGATATTGAGTCTAGTAATAACGTTCTTTACAGATTTAATAGTATCTATGGTGGTGTTGTTGTACCCCGTGGTACTTCTATCGTAGGTATGGATCTACGTAAGACTAAGATCCGCCCACTATATGTTCCAAACCCAACAGATCCATCAACTAAAGATTCTGCAATTTTCCGTGTTACTGGTACCTGCTATTTCTGGCAGTTTACTATTTTTGATGGTGATGAGAACAGTGTAGTATTCACTGACCCAAGAGACTATTCCCAGAATAACCAGTCTAGACCTACGTTTTCACACCACAAACTAACAGCATTCGAATATGCTGATGGTGTTAATGCAGCAACAGCAGAGGGTTTTGAACTCACTGACCTTGCTATGTTCTATAGTAAGTTATCTAACGCATATAATGAAGCTTCTGGTCGTCCTATTGATGAGAAGTATCCAGCAGATCCTGGTGGTTTTGCTCCACAGAGACCAGAATTTGAGATCGTTGGTGCTTTCGCAACTGACCCAATCAACATCGTTAGAATAGTCTCTGGTGACGGTTTTGTCCCAGATGCTGTTGTCACAGTGGACACACAAATTCCACATGAACTCAATACTGGAACACCAATTAAGATACGTGGTGTTGCTATTAGTGATTATAATATCTCCACGAAGGTATCCGCAGTTCTCAGTCCTAGTAGGTTTACGTATAACCTATCTTTTGTGAGACCAAACCTACCAGCAGAACCCTCAGTATCCTCTGCAACTGTAACTGTTGAGACTGATACTGTTACCGGTGCATCTCCCTACATTTTTAACGTATCGATGAGATCCGTTTGGGGAATCAATGGTATGCACGCCGACGGGGCTAAAGCAACTGGATTCCGTTCAATGGTCGTTGCTCAGTTCACCGCGATCTCCCTTCAAAAGGATGATAGATCCTTCGTTACCTATAACAAACAGGCACGTAGATATGATGGAATTAATGTCAATAAAACTGTAAGAGGTGCTGAACTATCTGCACAATCTTCTTCCACCAATTCATCAACGGTATACCATCTAGATCCTGATGCTATCTATCGTCCAGGTTGGGGCACAACTCACATTAAGATGAGTAATGATGCAGTTATCCAGATTGTATCTGTGTTCGCTATTGGTTTCAACCAACACTTTGCTTCTATTGGAGGAGCAGACGCTTCAATTACTAACTCCAACTCCAACTTTGGTCAGTTTGCACTAAAGGCGGATGGATTCAAGAATGATGCTTTCCTAAAAGATGACAAAGGTTTCCTAACTTCTTTCATCTCTCCTAAGAGTGCATATAACCCAGAAACTGATGAAGTTGATGTTGTTGACTGGATTAACATTGATTTCAATAAAACTCGTAGTATTGCCTTTGCAAACCAACTATATCTAGCTGGTTATACTAACGCAGAAGATAAGCCACCTGTTATTAACCAAGGTTTCCGAATTGGTTCTAACTACAATGAGAGACTTATTCAGAGAACTACAGCTGGTGGTGGTTCAGATGTAACATCATCATTAATAATGTGTAATAACATTCTTGGTCCTGGTAACAACCAAGCAGTTGGCGATGATGTAGCTAGAAAGGTATATCAAGTTCTTGCAGGTCCAATCAATAATACCATATCAATTGGTGTTCATGGTCTACTTAATGGTGAGAGTATTAGAGTATTCTCTGCTACTGGTGACCTACCTGAGAACCTAGAAAGAGGTGTTCTATACTACGCAAATGTAGTTGATGGTGAGAATATTCGTATCTCCACCTCAGAATCTAATGCACTAAATGATATCTTCCTCAACATCTATGGTGGTGTTCAGCTTCGTGTTGAGTCTAGAGTTAATGATAAGGAAGCAGGGGAACGTGGACACCCAGTTCAGTATGACTACACCAATCAGAACTGGTTTGTTCATACTAATGCCAATAGTGCTATCTATCAGTATATTGTAAATAACCCTACATCCGCTGATGGTATTGACTTTGTAAGTATATTCAAAAGACTTAGTGACAATAGAGCACTAGATGATAAACTATATCGTCTTAGATTTGTTATTCCTAAGGAGTCTAGGAATGCAAAACCACCAACCCCCGGTTATGTTCTACAATCATCAGGAACAACAGGTCCTAGAAATAATGATGACTTTATCTTAGAAGATATTGGAATTAATGATTATGAATATAGAAGAAACCCACGTTTCATCGTAAGTTGTAACGTTATAGGTAACGAAGTTGAGGTTCGTAGTGAAATCCCACACAACATGAGTGTAGGAGATAAGGTTAATATTTTAAATGTTACTAGTACAAACAACACTGGTGGTAGCCAAGTTAAAGGTTATAACGGAGAGTTTCTAGTTACTAGAATTATTAATGCTCGTCAGTTTAGATACGATATTGTTGATGTTAATGGTTTTGGTAGAAATCCTGGCAACTTCACTAACAATATTAATGACAGGAATGTTCTCTTACCTAGATTCCAGAGAAAAGACGTTCAGTCTAATATCTTCGTATATCGTGTTGAAGTTATTACTGAGTTCTTGGAAGGTGAGAGGGATGGTATTTACCACCTATTCCTACTCAATGGTTCCAATCCAGTAACAGAGACATTCACTGATAGTAGCTACAACCAACCTGTAGAAGATCTATATCCACAATTCGATCCAGATAACCTCATCCAGAACCCTCCAGCAACAACAACGTTTGCTAAGAGAGCACCTTTAGGTGATGTTACTATTGATGAACAACAGAACTCTGTAACTAAAGAGACCGTAGATAAACTCTTCAAGGTACTCAATGTTGGTATTATTGAGAGCACTTCTGACAGTATTCCTCTTGGTGATGGTTCTAAGACTACTACATTAACTTTTGAGAGGGAGCATGAGTTTAACTCAGTATACAGTTACACCACACTAACTGGTGGTTCTGGATATACTGATGGTACTTTCTATGATGTAAAACTACTTAGTGAGTTTGGTACAGTCTGGAGAGGTGCTTCTGCTACTGTAACTATTACTTCTGGTACAGTTACTTCAGTTATTATCACTGATCCTGGTTCAGGTTATTCTGCAGGAGAAACACTATTTGTTGATGGAGCTACAATTGGTGGAGGAACCAACGCTAGTGTTGTTATCTCCGAATCAGATTTGGAGGATAACAAGCATAGTGTTCTACAGATTTCTGGTGGTGGTTTATACAACCCAGATTCCTATGTGGTGATGACTAGTATTGACGACCAACTTTCAGTTGGAGTTGCTAGAACTTCTGGGAGTCCCTCCATCGTTCCTGGTATGTACGCATATCCAGCAGATAGTGGAACACCTATCAGTTCATCTTCATATGATGCTAATACAGGTATAACGACAATAGTATCCACAGATAGTGCTGGTTTTGGTCTCCAGAGAGGTAACACTTTCGTTGTATTCAGTGATGGTAACTTTACTTATCTTGGTAAGTTCTTTGTATCTAATGTTCCAACACCAGATACTTTAGAGTTCTACACTTACAGAGATCTTGGAACTATATCCATAGCAGGTAAGACTGGTTTAGATATCAATGATGCTAATACTGGTGCTCTAGGTGAGAATGTGGGTGTGAGAGCTACACCACTATATGATAATGGTGTATTCTACTTAGAAACTTCTTCTGGTACTGATAGTGAACTAACAGTTAGAGCTGAAGATGGTGGCGTATCTGGTAAGGTAGATTCCAAGATGTATTTGGGAAGATACCTCCAAATGGGCTCTGAGATTGTTAGAGTTGCTAGTACGACTTTTGACGGGGCTAATAACAACATTGTAACGGTTATCCGTGGTGCTCTTGGTACAGTTGTTACTAATCACCCAACTAACACCAAGTTGAAGGCAATTAGACCCTCAGCACTAGAACTTAGAAGACCTTCTATTCTACGTGCTTCTGGTCACACCTTTGAATATCTTGGTTATGGTCCTGGTAACTACTCCACTTCACTTCCACAACTACAGGTTAAACAACTCCCAGACGATGAAACATACCTAGTACAGGCACAGGAACTATCCTGTGGTCAGGTTGTTTATACTGGTATGAGTGATAATGGTGACTTCTATATTGGTAACACCAAGTATTCCGCAACCTCAGGAACACAATCAACCTTTGATGTTCCCATCCCAACTGTTGCTGGTCAGCCCGGTAGTTCTAATAATGTTGTATTTGATGAAGTTATCATCAACCGTCGTTTATTCGTTGCTGGTGGTGAGACTAATGAAATTCAGTCACAGTTTGATGGTCCTGTTAAGTTCACCCAGTCTGTTACTATACAGAACAATGTATTCATAACTGGAACAGCTCAACTTGGTAAGATTATCGTCACTAATGATGAGAACGCAACCAGTTCTGCTAATGGTGGAGCACTAACTATTAGAGGTGGTGCCGCTATTGCTAAAGATTTCTATGTTGGTGGTAACGCAACCTTTGACAATGATATAACTGTTGACGGAGCTGCATCTGTTGGTGAAAGTCTATCAGTTACTGACAACTTAACTGTTGGTGATGACCTAACAGTTGATGGTAATATATTCACCAACGCATATCAAATACAATCTCCAAACTCAACATTAGAACTTGGTACCAATCAAGGAACGGGAGAAATTTCTGTTGGTGGTTCTAGTTCTTCTAACCGAGTCAAGTTTAACACCACTAAGAAAGCTACGGGTGATGGTGGAGATGCTGTTGTATCTGCCGATGCCGGTGTTGTTATGGAGGGTGGATTAGTTGTTCGTGATGTTATTATCGCGAAAGAATTTAGAGGAGCTGGAACTGGCGGTGGTCCTGGTACTATTCTAATGTGGGGTGGTCCTACTAACTCCCTCCCTGACAGATATCTACTTTGCAACGGAGCTACTCTCAATAAAAACACATATGATAAACTATTCGATGCCATAGGTTACATCCATGGTGGTAGTGGTAATAGTTTTAAAATCCCAGATTTGAGAAATAGGTTTATTGTTGGTAGTGGTAGTAGCTATAACGTTGCTGCTACCGGTGGTGCCACTAACGTGGCACTAACAGCACCACAGATGCCACAACATAACCACCCAATCAGTGGAGCAAACGCCCCACACGGTCACGGTGTTAGTTTTAACAGTGGAGGGGCAAACGCTCCACACGGTCACCCAGGTAGCACAGGTGGTGGTGGTAATCATAACCACCCAAGTGGAAGTGCAGGTAGTGCTGGTAATCATAACCACCCATCAGGAAGCACCGCTCCCGTTGGTGGTCACATTCATACTATAGCACCAAGCAACACACCGATATATAAACCACCAGGAACTCCTGGTTGGACTCGTGGCACAGTTGGTGGAGTTGGAGTCGTTACTACTAACATGACTCCCGATACCATGACATTTGGTTTCCGTCAAGCACCTAAGAATCCTACTCCTGTTCCTACCTCCAGTGCTGGTGGACACTCTCACAATGTGTCTGTAAACTCTACCAGTTCAGCTCACACACACCCAGCTGCTGTGAACTCTACTAGTTCAGCACATAACCACCCAGTTACTGTTAGTGGAGCAAATGCACCCCATAGTCACTCAATTAATGGCAATACTGGTGGAGCAAACGCACCACATAACCATCCACTAGGTAACGCTGGTGGCAATGGAGCACACGAAAACCGTCCTCCATATTATTCTCTCTGTTATATTATCCAGGTGGGGTGATAGTATAAATATCTAAAAGGCACTATAACCATTTTATAGATAATGGCGAATTATAATAAGGCATTCAACTTTAGAGGTGGATTCCAAGTAGACGAAGACACCTTTTTAGTTAGAGGTAGAAACGTTGGTATCGGATCTTCAGTCCCATCTGAAAGGTTAGATGTCGATGGTATTATTAAGACTCGCGGTTTAATCGTAGATTCCACTGATGTTGTTGCTATTACTACAGCATATGTTGGGGTTATAAGTGCCAAAACAGTTAAGTCTGGTATATTCACCGGAACTCCTGAGAATAGTGGTTTAGCCACTTATTATGGTGATGGTAGATACCTATTGGGTCTACCTACATCACAGTGGGTAGATGTTGATGTGGGTCTAGGTTACACTAGTATCTACGCAGCTGGAAATGTTGGTGTTGATACTATTGATCCTCGTTATAAGTTCCAAGTCGGTGGAGTGCCATTCAAGACCAAGACTGGACCCTTTGTAGGAGCGCAGGATGGTGTAGGTATTGAAGATGGTGATATTTATTTCTCTGGTATTGTTTCTGCCAGATATAAACCAGATGCAGAGAAACAGGGTTTTGTTGGGTATGCTTCATTCCTGAATACTCTAAACGCATCTGAACTTACTACGGGTGATATTCCTTCATATGCTTATGGTGATCTTATTATCACCGAGGAAATAATAGCACCCAAACTAACAGGTATTGCTTCCACTGCTATCGGTGTTACAACTGATGCTCAGTTATCATTCGACACAGCAGTGGCAAATGATATTACAGCAAACAATAGCCTCAGTGTAGGTAATACTGCCACTATAGGTGGTGATGTTGTTGTTGGTGGTGGTCTTACGGTAGGTAATAAAGTTAAGGCAGCCGGTGGATTTATAAGTACAGAAGGATATCTTCAGATTGGTGTTGATGAGGATGTTTCTACTAGAGGTGATATTGAGGTAATAAAGGATACAGAGGATGCAAAAGTCTATGCAGTCTCTGCTTCTGGTGATGCAGAAGTTCTCGTAGGTAAACAGAGACCCGGTGGAAGTAATCGTCAGTTTGGTGGTATAAGAGCTGGATTAGTTCCTAGTGATCCACTATCTGGGGAAGGAGATCTAGACTTAGTTAACTATGATGTAGGCAACCTAAACTACTATCTACACAGTGGATCTGGTGGTCAAGGTGCAACCGAAGGTTCTTTCCGTTGGTTATATGGACAAAGAGATGTTGTCCTTATGGATCTAGACAGGGATGGTGTTTTAACACTACCACCAAATACATTAGTCGCTGGACCTCTATTCAGTGTTGGTGGTGAAACGGAACTATTAGGTGATGTTACTATTGGGGATGATAGTAATCTTAATGTCACTGGTATTGCTTCATTCTTTGGTGATGTATATGTCTCTGGAAATATAACTCTCAGTGAACTATCAATTGCTGGAGTTGTTACCTTCACTGCTGTTGATACTGATAGACTATTAGTGGCTACAGATCCAACATCAGGTGGTGGCGGTACTTTAATAGAAGAAAATTATGCACATATTGCAGGTATAGTTACAGTATCAGTTATAACTAACAAAATGACTGTTGAGGGTTCAGTTGATGCTATTGGTGTCAATTGTACCGAAGTTGATGTGAGTAGATTAACAATCAATGAAAGTATCTCTGGTCCTGGTAGTTTTAATGTAACTAGTGGAGGAGTAATTAGTGGATTTAGTGTCAATATTACTAGTGATAGTACCTTTGGTGGTGTAGTAGGATTTAATGATCTAACAGCAAACAATATCACAGCACCTTCCGCAGTTATTGATTCATTAGAAACTGATCTGATACAATCAAGAGAGATACTAGTGGATAACTTAGGTGTATCCACTTCATTCACTGCGTCGAGTGTACAAATAAATGATATAAACTGTGCAAATTTGGTTTCTTCTGCTGGAACTTTCACTGCCCTTAATGTTCAAGCTCTAAACGCTGAAACTATAGTGGGTGTTGGTACTACCGCTACAACTAAATTGTTTACCACAATTGATGGTGTTAATAGTGGTATCATTCAAGGAATGCAGTCCATTCAGTCCTTTGGTCCTGTTTTTTCTGATACAGGTAGATATTCATCATATAATGGTGGACAGTTTATGATTGAATATCAAGTGGGAGTCGCGACTCTCGGTATTGTTTCTTCGATCATACTCAATATATTTAATCCTGCTGGTGATTTTGTTGGTGAAACTATTTTGCCATTGGCGTCTAACCCATAAGGGGGTTGACAAACCCAAGAGGGTGGTGTATAATAACAGAGTAGTCAAACAGAGGGGTTAGGTTTTAGTGGGTTTCCTAAGGTCTCTGTTTGCTACTGCCTTGGTGGGTATTGTTGGTGTGGTGTCTCCCACCGAGGTAAGTGCGGGCGATAATATATCTCCAGTCGTAGAGGGTATGTGTATAAAGTACACACCCTTTGGTGATTTGCCCTGTAAGATTAGAGTAGGTGATAGTGAAGAAATAGTATATATTACAGATGGTTATAATACTGTGATATATGATAAGCACCCATTCATACCATATGCGTGGACAATGTATGTGAATGATCAAAGAATATCAAATATGTTATGTTCCCTAGATAAACATAACTTCTCTTGTTTCACTTCAATCAAATTCGTTCCTAATTATGAAAACTAAAGCATTGATGATTTCTGGTTTGGTGATGGCGGGAGTAACCGCATCACCACTTATGGCATATGGTCAGTCATACTATCCACAACCTCCCGTTATTATCCAACAACCAGCACCTGTTATTATTCAACAACCCAGACCAAGCACATTAGAAACTGTTTTAGGTATTGCAGTTATTGGTGCAGGTTTATATTGGAACAGTCCTGCTTATCAGAACGACTATAACCATGGATACAACGGAAATAGATACAATGGAAATAGATACCATGATGATGGTAGAAGATATGTTATTTGCACTGATCATGGTCGGAGGTACTACTGCTGATGGATTTTGTAGCATTCCTGATTGATAGGGAAAACGCTCTGTCACTAATACAATCACTTCACGAATCTGCTGACAAGTGTGGTAAAGATGGAAGACGAATTATGGAAGCAAACTATACCAAACTAGCAGACTTCATGACTGAACAATATCAAGTATCAGAGAGTATTCATAGGAATAGAAAAAGAAACGGTGGAGATTATATCGGATAATGGAAAGGAATCTAACTAATAAGATAATAGTATTAGATAACGTTCTATCTGAGAGTGAGTGTAATAACATATTGACTCACTATGAACCAACTCATGAGTGGAGTGGAACATATCCTATGAATATTGATAAATCAAATAATAGGATTATGAAATATATGAATAGGATAAGAGAACAAGTTAGTAAACATGTTAGTTATAATCTTGAGATTGACTGGTGTGAAATAGTTAAATGGCCAGTTGATACATTCAAAAGACCACACTTTGATACTGCCTCAGATAAAACTATATTCACTTCAATAACTTATCTCAATCAATCTTATATTGGTGGAAATACTTATATCGTTGATGATATGGTATTCCATCCAAAGACTGGAAGAACTATATGTTTTGATGGGCAGTTCTATGAACATGGTGTTGTTCGTGTGGATAAAGATACCAGGTATACCATAGCTATTTGGTATAAATGTGGTTAGATATATACTAAGTATGGGATATTTCAGTGGCAAAGACTAGTCAAGTCAGGGGTGACTACATCTCCAAACTAATCAAACAGAATGACTGTAAAATAGGTTATGAGATTGGTGTATCTAATGGTTTTACTTTTGGGAAGATTCTAAAGAACTGTCCTGATATTGAGTGGCATGGTGTAGATCCTTGGGTAGTATGTGAGGAGTATGATAAACGACCAAATGGTAAAGGTAGGTGGAATCATGAAGCAAACTACGAAAAAGTTAAGAAGATAGTTAAGAAGTATCCAAATCGTGCATATACCCATCGTATGACCTCTGTAGAGGCTGCAAAGGAGGTAGAGGATAGAAGTATTGATATTATCTTTATAGACGGTCTACATACCTACGAGGGGGTGAAGGAAGACCTAGAAGCTTGGGTACCAAAGATTAAAATAGGTGGTGTAATCTCTGGACACGACTATAGAGGTATGAAGAGACATGAGGGTGTAACTATAAGAGTTAATGAAGTATTCGGTGAGAAAAACATTACTACTGGTCCTGATGTGACTTGGTGGCTATACAAAACGGAGGAACATGATGAGTGAGGGTTATGTTGTTATTGCACTTGGTGAGAAGTATATTCAACTTGCCAAGAACTTTGAGGATACACTAAGACAAAACGGTGATAATCGTCCTGTTCATGTTGTTACACAAGACATGATTGATAGGGACAACGATAAGTATAGGGACTGTGATGTTCCCAACGAAAGGTTTAACTGTTATCCAAAACTCCACTTCAATGAGTTTGCGGTATTTGATCACAATATCTTAATCGATGCTGATGTATTGTGTATCGGTGATACGCAACATGTGTGGGATATGTGTAAAGAACAAGATCAGTTTATCTTACATCGTGGATGGGGCAGTGTAACAGGTTGGAACCGCAACCTACAAAGTAAAGTATCTGAGGTACATGGGTTTACACCTCCACGGATACATGGAGCCTTTGTTTATCTACGAACCAGTGAAATAAACGATGATTTCTTTCACTGGATACAGAATGAGGCTTGGTTCGAGTATACTAAGTGGTGTACTGAAGATGTTAAGTCCAGACATCATCGTTTGAGTAGATCAGATCAGGTTATTTACGCCCTAGGTTATGGTAAGTTTGGTTTGTTGCCTTGTGAGTTGATGGAAACACCCATTATGACCCACATACTAACAGCCAACCACGCTAACCCACCACACGATAGGATAAATTTCAAGAATCTTACTGGTCCCAAACTAGACAACCCAGTGGCATTTGCCCATATCGAACAACTATTTCAGGAGAGCACCCCAGAAAGTTTCCTAAGGTGACAGTTTACGAACTGGCACACGCTTCCACACAACGCCCCCTTGATGTCTTATAATACAGAGGTGATCAAAGGAACCATCGCCCAATGAACAAAACACATGACATCCATCCAGCAGTGATAGTTTCCTTTATTTTAGTCCTAGGACTTACTATTGGTACTGCTGCATCAATGGACAAGTTTAATTTCAGGATGACCTTAGATACTACCGATCTCCAACTGGAGGATCTAGTACCTGGTCGTTCAGATCAGCTACAACCCCGGAGTTGAATCCAAACTAACTATGACAGAACAACAATTCGTGCGGTCATCCTTTTCTAAGGGTGTTACAAAGTTAGCACTCTCCATTCTTCAAACCGCTAAGCAACCTGACAAAGCACTGCAACACGGCAAATACTTTGGAGTCTCAGGGACCACTAAGCTGAGTGAAGAGTGCATAGAAAGAATTATAGACACTCCAAATGTTCAGAGCCTACTTGCCGACCGACCATCTTTAGAATGGCCAAGTCTTGAGCAAATGGCTACGATGCCTGAAGGGAGTCTCGGATGGTGCGTACAAAGGCGAATGGAGGAACTAAAACTCCCCTTCTTGGTGCAGGATTCTCAGATACCAGAAACTTTAACTGACTTGGAATACGGGCTCATCAGAGGAGCTCGTCTGCACGAGATTCACCACACAGTTCTCGGTCTGCCTATCACTGTTGCAGGTGAAGCTGCCGCCACGGCATTCTATGCGAGTACTAACTCGATGCCTTCAGACATTGGAATTCTGTCTTCATGGATGTTGCGTGGTGCCTACGCACCAGATGAGCGTCGGTTGATCTGGGACGCAATCGGTTTTGGCATTGCAGTTGGTCAGATAGTGCCTGAGCTCTTCTCTCCTCGTTGGGAAGAAGGCTGGGAAAGACCACTCACCGACTGGCACAAGGAACTGGGTCTCACTGATCTGCTGAAAGAATCTCCGTTAAAGGATGACTTTATGTCTACTTATGGCATAAGTATCTAACGCCCAATTTCTAAACCGGCACATAGGGCTTGGCAACCCTCCCAAAAGGTGCTATACTACACAAGTAACCAAAGGAATTCATTTATGAAACCAGCAGAAATTCTCTACGAAATGCAAGCTATTCGTAAAGTCTGGCATAATAATAATTTCGCCATCAGTCCTGAACTAAATCGTCGCTATTGTGAACTTCTTAAACTCCGCCGTGAACGAGTTTCTCAATTCTATAAAGAGGGAAGGGTCGCTACAGGATCACAAACCCCCGACCTCAAAGCCAGAGAAGCAGCCAGACAAGCAGAGGTTGGTTGAACCTATGGAGGAACTTCTAGACACTTTCTACACAACTCCATATGGTGATTTTGCCATTAGAAACACCCGTTTCGGTATTCATACCTCATATGATCGAGATGGTAATGATTTGGTGACAGGTCTAGAGTGGATTGATGTTTTCAAAACCACACCCTGCCACCTACAATGGGCAAAAGAGGGTTATAATCCTCCTGAGGGTGTAGAACAAACAACCTATGATTCTGTTGTATCGGGTAAACTCTAATGGAAAATAGAAAGGAACAACTCTACACCATCATGTATGATGCTATCAGTGAGTTAACTGAACATGAATCAGCTGAGGATATCTTTGACAATATCGTAGAGTATTTTGCTCTACGAGTTGAAGAGGCTCGAACTGATGTTGATACTTATACGGATATGTTAAATGTATTCCGTAAAGACAACCCAGTGAAAGATGTGCCTGATGCTGACCCATACTCCCGCCCAGTTAGACCCGATTGGGATAAGGCATTTGGTGGTTTAGATGACATTAATAAAACATATATGCCATCAAACCAACATATTTGGGAGGAGTTTCTTAAGAATATTAAATTTACTGATAACCAAGATACTAAATAAACACTATCAGGAGAAAAGAGATGACTACTGACCCCAACGATAAGTACGCTAAGTTTAAAGTACCGTTCAGCACTAATGAACATCATGAGGAGGACGAATGGGATCCTACGACTGAAGGTAAGATCTCTGATTGGCACAACCGCCACCAAGATAAGGTCTTAGATGAGTTCTGTGACACCCATCCAGGGGCACCACAGTGTAAAGTGTTTGACGATTGACGAAGTGGCACAAGACCACTTGACATTACTAGGCTATTAGGTTACAGTACATTTGTTCAAGAGGTTTCTCATGACTACCGTTGTTGATTCAGAGGTTATCTTTGCTGATGCTTTCAGTGAAGATGGTATAGACTATGGAACTGGTTACTATGTGACAAAGTTCTATAGTAATGGGATGACCGACTTATTCGGACCATACAACTTCGAGGAAGATGCTCGGAACCTTGCTACTGTTTATTGATTTCTCTTTATTATGACTTTTGACACCTACGAAGACGACAGCATTTTCACTACACTCGGAATTGCCGAAGAGTGGGAAGATGAAGTGGAAAACCCTTACACTACAGAGGACACTAAAACACTAAAAGAATATGGCTATTGATTTCTCATTCATTCTAGGTATAGTTTTCATTTGGTTGGGACTAAATATCCGTATAGTGAGAGAGGTTGAATAGTGAATTTTAGGGTCACAGTTAGAACACACACCGGGGCAGTTCGAGTTGTCGAGGTGAGCAACATGCCGAACGAGGAGGCAGCCAGAGCGGAAGCTGTTGGTATGACTTTCGGTAGAGTTTTGCAGGTTGAGTGTTTAGATGAGATCCCAGAACAATCCAAACCTAAGAAGAAAAGGGGTCCAGTTCAAGAGATTGAGAGACAACTTAGACCAGGTGAAACTGAAACTATTGTAACAGGTTATGATAGTAACCCGTTAGCAGTGTTTTTCACTTTAGATATTCTTTAGGGGTTGACATACCTCTTTTTTTATGCTATACTTAAACCAATCGCAGGAGACCAATGGAAGAAAACATGTCGATTTCGACAGATCTTCTAACCAGTATAAACGATGCTATGTACGTTTCAGCTAACAACGCCGCTACGTATATGCACAATGGTAGAGGTGCTGACGCTATGTGTATTCTAAATGAATGGACTACAGTAGATGGTGAATGTGTGCTCACCAATTTTATAAAGGGTGAGGTAAGTGAAAGTGAAGAAACTTTCACCTTTATTAATATGAGAGATGAAATTTGGGGAGAGTTTATGATAATGGATGATGATTAATAAACTATATACTAAAGACATTTATTCAGGTAAAATGAACCTTACTGAACAGCAGAAGATTCAACTTTCACAGTTGATCCATGAGTCATTCTCCACATTTTTTGAGGAGGAGTTGAAGTATCAAGTAGAAACTCTAAAAGATAATGATAAGTTAAATTGGACTTATACAATCACACCAAGAGACTCAGGGGATATCTATGATAAAGTTCAGGAGTTAGTCACACTGGAAAGGCGTGTGACAGTTGAATAAGTGACACACTGGGGGTTGGCAAACCCCCTTTTTACTGCTATACTATATTCACACAAGAAAACCACTAACCAATATGGCTCGTCACTCTGAAGTTCTCATTCAAGGTAACGATGTTCCCGGTCTTCGTATGATCGTAACCGTTCCAGTTGATCACACCTGGGCATCAGAAACCGCTCGCAGTATCTATGGTTTTGGTGGCAACACCCAATATATCTGGCGCAAGTCTTGGGAGACTAACCAACCCGATCCTAGCACTGCCGTTTCGGTTTCTAGTGGTAGTGGGATTGCTCCAGCTGTGGGTATTTTATTCCTTATTATCTTTGGTATGGTTGTCGGTGGTGGTAGTGATACAACACCAACTGAGACCCCCCAATACGCCCCTCAGGAGAGAGTTCAGACCTATGTTCCTCCTACTCCAACCCCTAGTTACGCTAACCCCTCTGGTCCTTGTGTAACCGATAACTTTGAACCTTGCTGATATGATTGATTTTCGTCCCCCACACCACACCACTACTAAAGAAGAGTGGGAGTTTATTTTCCAGACACAGATGTATAATTGTGCCAAACTAAAGAACACAGAACTCCAACGATTTGTGTGTGTAGATAGTATGGGCAACAAAACTACCAAATACGTTATAGAATACAATGACTGAACCCCAAATCTTAGACTATACCGAAGAAGTAAGTGTCACACTAACTCGCTCAGATTGGAACTGGTTTGTTACACTGATGTCAGACTCCGTTAATAAGATGGAGGCTGCAGTTTCTGCACAAGGTATGGATGCTGAGTCCTTCCTTTCTATTGATGTTCTTCGCACTATTCGTAATGAAATCGCAACTCAAAGTGGCCTCACTCAATACATTGATTGAGATGCCAGTAGTGGCACCTAAAGGGTATCACTATGAGGCAGTAGAACACAAACAAAACGTAGTGGCTATTTGGCTATGTGGTGGTCCAACATATCTCTACAAAATGGGAGAAACTGCCAGAACTATCCACTCCTTCTATAACATCAAGAAGAAGATTTGGTATTCACCTATCAATTGTAAGAAGGTAGGTAAGGAAGTATCACCCGACCAAATCAGACCATATTCATCCATGCCAATAAACTACAACCCCCTGGAGATGCTACTATATGGCTAAATATATGTTATAATATCATAACATATAACAAGCCTATGAAGTCTAAGGACCAGTATAAAGAAGAGTTTCAGTTTACATTAAACACGTCTGATGATAAGATCGCCGAGAAGAACATTCTTCACGATTTTGCCAGAGAAGTTTCTATTATCGATGCCTTCCTACAAGGTGGAAAGGTATCACTAAAGGAAGCAAAACAACGTGTGAAAGATGTATACAAGGTTTGGAAGAACTCCCTCAAAAACAACAACAATAGGATGTAATGGAACCTTTCCTGCGAATGGCTGTTGATGTAGCTGAATCTTCACCTTCTAGAAAGAAGGTTGGAGCTGTTCTAATGAACAAGAACAAAGTTATAGCAACAGCCACAAATCATGATTGTAAAACACACCCTCTACAAGCAAAGTGGGCAGAACGTGTGGGACTATCTGAAAAGATCTACCTACACGCTGAGATATCAGCAATGATCAAAGCCCGTGATGACTCAGACAAAATCGTTGTAGTTAGACTAGGAGGACATTCTGGTCACGAACTACGACAATCACGTCCTTGTCCTATATGTGAATCATACCTGAAACATTCGGGTATTGAACACGTATATTATGCCACTGGG